GGGCGCGAAGGTTGACATTCTCGCCTGTGAAGGCCGTCACCTCCACGCCCGTCTTGCCGGAGATATACGCAATACCGCGACGGATCATGCCCATCAGCTGGTTGTCCATGTCAGAATCTTCCCAGGTGATCCCCAGGTAGTTCTTGACTTCGTTCAATAAACTTGTAGGCACATTGATCGCGCTCATCTGCTTCACTCCTTATTTGCTGCTCTTTTTGGTTTCTTTCTTGGCTTCTTCCTTCTTTGCTGCAGGCTTTTCAGCTGCCTTCTTGATGTCGGTCGAGCCAAGCTTAACGATACATCTGATCATGTGGCACCTCCTTATTCCGTCTCAAGCGTAAGACCGCTTAAGCTGTAAAGCTTCTGGCAGGTCATGCCGTTCTTGTATGCCACTACCTGCACCAGTTCGGCGTCTTTGTTGGTGATGTGGAAGATGCCGATGCCGTCAGAGTCAAGCTCCTGCGGTCCATGCGTCACCTTGCCATTGATCAGCTCTGCAGTGATCTTGTCGGCGCCGGTCAGGGCTGCCTTGAAGACCAGGAAGTTGCCGGTGTTGATCTCGGGATCCGCATCGAACCAGGTCCAGTTCTCGATGTATTTCAGCGTACCCGTGATGGCGTTGGCACCGAATTTAACGTCCGACTGTAAATCGCTGACGGTCTTGCCTGTGACAGACAGATCCGAGTCAGAGATGGTGTCGTTCACAGTCAGACCTGTCAAAAAGACACTTCCTTGACTTCCAGATAGGTCGGGGTCAGGTTGCTGATGTCCAGACGCAGGAAGCTGTTGTTGTCCTTGGGCAGGCCGTTCGCATAAGCCACGGTCTTGTAGTATCTCTTGTCCTCCAGGAACTTGTAATCATCGGAGAACTGGATTCCTCTCTTGCCGCCGATGCCCAGGAAGTACTTCTTGCCCATGCCGAGGATCGCTTCGCCCTGGGTCACAGCCACAGACTGGATGATCTGGGTGGGAACCGGCAGCACATCATTGACATACTTGCCGTCGGGGGACAGGATCGTGGTGGCGGGCAGTACGATGCTGAAATAATCAAAAGGATTGACCACAAGGATCAGATCGCGCACCGCACGGGGCTTGTTCTGCTCATTCTTTGCAAGCAGTGCAACAAGTGCGCCATAGCTTGCACGGTCGAAGCTGGTGACTTCCACAGCGCTCTTCTGGGGGTATACGCCGCCAACGATGACCACATCGGCTGCCACATAGCGGTCCATACCGATGGGCTGATCCTTACCAGTACCAGTTACGATGGCATTCTCGAAGCCGATGGCCAGTGCCTCGGACAGGCAGGTGCGGATGTAGCTGTCAAGCCAAGAAGCGCCCAGCTCCAGCATGTCGATGCTGATGGGCATCCATGCGGACAGCTTAAACTGTGTCAGGTCAACATTCTTGAATGCGCTGTCGATCTCGGTGGTGATCGCGCTCTCAAGTGCGCCCCAGGTCGCATACTCGCCCGGATCTGCATTGAGCAGAAGCTTCGTTGCGCCGGTCACGTTCACGGTGTCCACAGCAGCCAGAAGCGGGTGGCTCTGTTTCATGTCTTCCATGACCTGCTGCACGATCGTCACAGGGAAGGTCTTGTCAGCGTTGGACAGGCTCATCATAGCGTTGCCGCTGCCGGATGCCTTCACGGACTCGATCAGGTTCGAGTACCAGGTCTTCTCTTCGCTGGTCAGCTGACGCACGCCACGCTGTGCCAGGATCGCAGCATCTGCGCTGTCCTTCAGGCTCTTTGCCTCGTCCAGGATCTGATCATGGATGCACTGGAAAAGGTCCTGAAAACCAGCTTCAAAAGCTTCGGTGTTGCCCTCTTTCGCGGCATTACTGATCTTCTGCGCGATTTCGAGCTGTGTGATGTTCATAACATCTGCGTTCTTCATGTTTTACCTCCTTTTCGCCGTATTCCGGCATGTGTTGTTTTGTTGGCTTTATCGAAAACCGAAAAAGCCTTTATTTTCCACCAGCGCCGGGTCCGGCGTGGATGTGGTGGCTGTTTCTTCCGCTTCAGCCTCTTCGGGGATCTCTTCCTCGACAGCTTCGGCTTCTTCCTGTGCCTCTTCCGTGGACTCTTCTTCGGCAGGCTCTTCATTCTCTGCCAGGTACTGTGCAAGGTCGTCTTTCGTCACAAAGTAGTTATGCAGGGCCTTGATCACGGCGTCCTCATAGCTTTCCACCTTGCCCGTCACAGCCTTGATGATGCTGTTCATGGCATCGTTCTTGATGGCTGCATCCTCTTCGGCCTCTGCGATCTCGGTGGCGAAGCCCATCTCGACGGCATCCCTCGGTGTGATCCATGTTTCACTGTCCATCATGGCATCCAGCTGTGCGTCGGTAACATTGACGCCTGCTTCCCGGTATGCTTCCTTGGCTGCGTTGGTGATGATCCGAAGGTCATCTGCTGCCTTCTCGAAGTCGTCGGCATTGCCAGCTGCGATCATGCTGGCGTTGTGGATAAACAGCAGCGATGCTGCATTCATGACACGCCTCTGGCCTGCGCAGAAGATGACGCTTGCGGAGCTTGCCGCGAAGCCTTCGCAGATCGTGGTCACGTTGCGGCCCTTCAGCACGTTGTATATGCCCAGGCCTTCCTTCAGGTCGCCGCCGTTCGAGTTGATGTGCACGGTGATGGCCGTGCTCTCCGGCAGGTTCTTCACCTGTGTGGCCAGATCGTAGGCAACGACATCAGAGTCTTCCCACTTGTACGGGGTAATGTCGCCGAAGATGTAGATGTCAGCGGCACTCTGCTTTTCGTCCAGCTTCATGCTGAAATAGGGCATTCTATTCTGTCCCATTGTCTTCTTCCTCCCTTCCCGGCTCTGCCGGTGTATCAGAACCGCTTACACCCACATTGAGGTCTTCCACGGTACTGTAGTTCTTTGTCATCCAGTGCTGGTCTGCCCACGGCTCATCTATCGCTTCCAGTCCGAGCTTGCGCCTGATATCATTGATACAGAAGGCGCCCGATCCGATCAGCTTGTCGATGGGGTTGGCAACATCGAACAGGTCGATGTGCTTGATGCCGCTCCAGTTCGGTGCGATCTGCGTGCCGGCATAGACCAGGTCACGGCCGTAGAGCTTTCTGTTCAGCTCGTTGGTGATCATCTTCACCAAAGGGTTCACGGGGTTCTCCAGAAATGCCTTGTAGTCCGCATCGGTGATGTTCTTGCCGGTCACGATGGAAGTGGGCACGCCGATAGCCTGTGCCGTAAACTCCACAACATCATCCAGCAGGTTCTTGATATCCCTGGTGCCGGATGTGCTTGCCTTCTGACTACCGCTTCCGCTCTCGCTTTCCTGGAAGCTAAAGCCCTCAAACATCGGCAGCACAGCATTCTCACTGTTGAAGTATTTCTTAAATTTGTTGTTCACAAGGTCAGCATAGGTTTCGTCAAAGTCAGGCTTTGCTTCTTCCACCTCTGCGATGTTCAGCACGCCGTGGATGCCATTCCCGCGCAGGTAGCCCTTCGTTGCACTCTTCAGCAAGCGCTCTTCCATGCCGCTGATGGCGGTCAGGATACACTTGATGCTGTCGCCGCTGATCGAGAAGTGCAGCACCTCATCAGCCTTGAATGTCTTGGCAAAAGTGGTATCACCCACTGTCACGCTGGTGTAGGTGTTGCCGTCGATGCTCTTGTTGGTGCTGAAGCTGTCGGCCACATACCTGCTGCCGCGATATTCCACCACCAGCGCTTCCTGCTCCGTGTAGAGCTTGCCGGTCAGTGCCTGGAAAAACTCCTCCCTGGTCTGGTTCGGGTTCGGGTCGTAATTCCACAGCCAGTATTCCTTCGCCTTGACCTTCTTGCCCCTGCGGTAGGTTTCCCACTCGATGGCCGCCAGGGCAGAGCCGATCTTGCGGACGATGGACCAGAAGGCCATGCGCTGGATGTAGAAGCTCATCGCTGTCTCCAGTGTTTCGACTTCGTCCGTAAACTCGCGCACGCTTACCTTGCCCGCTTCGTCCTTATGCTTGCCCCATAACCATTTGAAAATTCCTAATGCCATTTTCTTTGCCTCTTAATATGTGACCGTCGGCAGCCGCCGCCGTCCTCCCTCGCGCCGCTCGATGATCTTGTCCTCGATCGTCATGGCAGCAACCAGTGCCATGAAGGGATCCGTCTTGCGGCTTTTCGCTTCAATCTTGCCGTATACGTAGTTGCCGACATCCATGTCACCATTTGCGCCGAACTTCCTGCCGTATCGGATCAGCTTCGTGTTATTCGTGGCCCATCGCAGCTCCGGGGCATCGCCCCAGGTGAAGTAGTGATTCGCAAAACAGCTGTCAATCACCGGCGCCACCTTCATGACATCCGATGGCCTGACCAGCTTCAGGTTCTTCTTGTCCTTCGGATCGAAGCCGATCTCGTTCAGCGCCCGTGCCAGCAGCGCATAGCGGAAGTCATCTATCGCCACCGCCCGGATGGAATACTGGCTGCGCATCGTGTAAAGGTACTCTGTCACGACCTCCGGGTGGATCTCCACATCGTCGATCAGTGTCAGCCGTCCGTTCTGTACCCATTCCTGCCAGGGCGCCTTGATACGGGGCAAATCCTTACTCTCTGCACACATCCAGCTGTGGCTGATGTCATACCGTTTGTCACCCTGCTTGAAGTGCAGGCACACGCTCACCCAGTCGGTGATCTTGGAAAAGTCGATGCCTGCCACACAGCACCACCCGGACAGATCCGGGAGCTCTTCCTTTGTCGCTTTTATGTTTTCATAGTCCGTGACCTGGATGTCGCTCGAGCCGTCCGGGATGTTCATCCTTTTGGTCATAAATGCCGGGAGCCTCGCGGGGCTCTTCTTCCATTCCCGGTATTCCTTCTCGATCTCCAGCCGCAGGGCGGGCAGATACGGAAGGGATGGGTTCGCCTTTTCCCACATGGCGGGGTCGTCAACCTCTTCCTTACCGTCAAGGCGGCAGATAAACGGGAGCAGGCCGTTGTCAGGATCGCCACCGAAGAGGATGCCTTCGGACGTTTCCAGCAGATCATCCAGCGGGCCCTCTCTGACATCACCGTTGGTGGTGAAGTAGCTCCTGCGCGGGTGCGGGTGTTTTCCGAGGCCAGTGGTGAAAACATTGATGTTGTTATAATTTTCATACTGGTGGATTTCATTGAACACCACTATGCCGCTGCGCATTCCGTCCTTGCCCTTCGGGTTGTTCGTGCGGCCCCTGATCATGCTCTTCGTGGTCACGCACTCCGCGGATTCTTTCAGCCAGTGGTAATGCTTCTTGAGCTTCGCCTTGTCCTTCGGCTCTGCCGCATCAAAGGCCTCAACAATATCCAACACAGGCCGCAGGGCCTGCTCTTCGTTATTCGCACAGATGTCAATGTCGTATCCCCTTATCCCGTTGTAGGGGCTTGCCAGCGCCACCGATTCAAGCCCGATGGTGCCATCTTTGCCAGCGCCACGGCCCAGCATACAAAACAAATCGGGCCATCGCGGCATCTTGCTGTCTGACCAAAACACGCAATCATGCAGTGTGATCACAAACTCCTGCCAGGGGAACACCCGCTCGAACGGGAAGTATTTCGCCATCCCCAGGTAGTGGTCAGCCAGCTCGTTGTCAATGTAAATATCTTCATTCTCGAAGCACCACTTCACATGCTCGATCAGCGCCTTGACCTCTTTGCTCGTTTGCAGCTCGCCAGACTGGACAAGGTCGATAAACCGCTGCAGGTGCTCTCCCAGGTCACAGGTCGATGTCCTCTTCATCTTCCTGTTTTGCCTTCGCCCCTCCGAGCACAGGCCCGGATGCAAAGGTCTTGATAATTCTCAACAGTGTCACCGTTGTCTGGTTAGCGGCTAAACTGGTCTTGTTGTATTCCGTAATCGCGGGATTCGTCACAATGTTGTCCCGCCCTTTCACGTAAGTCTTAACGATCGTCAGATCTCCATCGTCTATCTCCTTCTGCAGCCTATCCAAAATCGACAGCTGCATCTTGTACCGGGTAAATGTGGTAGTAAAAAAGTAGTTCTGCTCTACTCCACCCTCTTCAGCCATCCTGATCAGCTCCGCTGCTGCCTGGCTCATGGCTGATTCTTTGTTCTGCGTTGCCTTCGCAGCCTTCCCCGCAGTTTTCGCCGCAGGTTTCTTCACGGCTGCCGAGTTTTTTGCCGTGTTTCCCATTTTTTGCCACCTCTTCCCATAAATGATTAAATTTATGCCCTTTTCCTCGAAAAAATCGAGAG